CAACAAAGAACTGAAGAAGATCCTGAAGGACGCAGAGGAGCAGGGGTGGGCCTTCAGCAAGGGTCGAGGAAGCCATATCAAGGGTAAGCACCCAACAGGCAAGACCACCACCATCAGCGTATCTCCTAGCGACCACCGTGTCTTGATGAACATACAAAAGGATTTACGCACATGACCCCAGAAGGTAAGGTCAAAAAGAAAGTCAAGGCTGCGCTCTCTACACTTGGCGCGTACTATGCGATGCCGGTAACGGGCGGGTACGGGACTTCTGGTGCGCCGGATTTCCTAGTGTGCTGGCGTGGGATGTTCTTTGGGATTGAGTGCAAAGCTGGGAACAAAACCCCTACCGCCCTACAAGAGCGGAATATGTGTGCTATACAAAACGCGGGTGGGAAGGTGGCTGTTATTAACGAACTTAACGTCGATACATTTACCGAATGGATGGTAGGCAATGAACCTGATAACGGTTGACTTTGAAACGCACTACAGCAAGACATACAGCCTCACCAAGCTGACAACTGAGGAGTATGTACGAGACCCGCAGTTTGAAGTTATCGGTGTTGCAGTCAAGGTGAATGACGCTGAGACGGGGTGGGCGAGTGGTACGCACGAACAGATAGCTACGTGGTTGCGGCAGTTCCCGTGGGATGAGTCTATTGCGCTAGCGCATAACGCCATGTTCGATGGGTCTATATTGAACTGGCGCTACGATATCAAGCCGAAGTTCTGGGTGGATACACTGTGCATGGGACGCGCCCTACATGGGGTTGAGGTGAGTGGTTCCCTTGCGGCGCTAGTTGAACGCTATGGGATCGGGGAGAAAGGCACAGAGGTCAACAACGCACTAGGCAAGCGCCGTGAGGATTTCACCCCGGAGGAACTTAGTCGGTATGGAGACTACTGTATCAACGATGTGGAGCTTACTTACAAGCTATTTGATTGTATGGTAAAGGCTGGGTTCCCTCGGCCAGAGATGAAATTAATAGACGTTACAACCCGTATGTTTACTGAGCCTGTCCTAGGGCTTAACCTGCCATTGCTAGAGCAGCACCTTGAAGATGTGCGGGATCGCAAAGCCACGTTACTTGCAACTTGCCAGCTAGATGACAACGGGGTGTTGATGTCTAACCCCAAGTTTGCGGAACTCCTCAAGTCGTTTGGAGTAGAGCCTCCAGTCAAGATAAGCCTGACTACAGGTAAGGAGACATGGGCGTTTGCCAAGAGCGACGAGGGGTTGAAGGCGTTAATGGAGCACCCCGATGACCGGATACAGGCACTTGTCGCAGCCAGAATTGGGGCCAAATCCACGCTGGAAGAAACTCGGACAGAACGGTTTATTGGAATTGCCAAGCGCGGCTTGATGCCAGTACCCCTGAAATACTACGCAGCCCACACCGGACGTTGGGGGGGCTTGGATAGTTTGAATCTGCAGAACCTGCCGAGCCGTGGGGCTAACGCAGGGAGATTGAAGACCTCCATTACTGCGCCCCCAGACAGCGTGATTATTGATTGCGATTCCGCCCAGATTGAGGCACGGGTGCTAGCGTGGTTGGCAGGACAGCAGGATGTAGTCGCAGCTTTTGCTAACAAGGAGGACGTATACAAGAAGATGGCTTCCAAGATATATGGCAAGGTAGAAGCTGACATCAGTACAAGTGAGCGGTTCATAGGCAAGACGACAGTTCTGGGTGCTGGATACGGCATGGGTGCGCCCAAGTTCAAGGATCAGTTGAAGACGTTTGGAGTAGACGCTCCGCTAGAGGAGAGCCGCCGCATTATTGCCGCGTACCGAGAGGTTAACTGGGCAGTGGTGGGGCTGTGGAAACAAGCCCAGATAGTACTTACCGCGCTATCACAGCGTTCGTTGACACAGTTTGGTAAAGAGGGGGTGTTGGCGCTGGTTCCCGACGAGCAAGCTATCCGGCTACCTAACGGTCTGTTGCTCCGCTATGAAGGGCTGGCCCCGGAACAGGGGGAGAAAGGAGTACAGTACACATACAAGACGCGGCGTGGCCGGGTTAAGATTTATGGTGGCAAGGTAGTAGAGAACGTAGTACAGGCACTTGCGCGTATTGTGGTTGGAGAGCAGATGCTGCGCATATCCAAGAAGTACCGCCCCGTGCTTACTGTGCACGATGCAGTGGCGTGTGTGGCGCGGGAGGAGGAGGCTGCGGAGGCCCGTGCTTACGTAGAAGAGTGTATGCGCTGGGTGCCCGAGTGGGCAGAGGGGTTGCCAGTAAACTGCGAGTCTGGGATGGGGGCGAATTATGGAGAATGTTGATCCGCATCCAGAAGACAAGTCGGCGTGGGTAAAACTTGGGGGGAATGCAGAAACATTTTTTGTACAGAGGATGTTTTCTGAGGGGCTGTCGGTAATGAAAAACCCAGCTAAGATAGAAAACCCCTACACGCATGATCTGCTCATAACTTTACCCGCTGATTTAAAGACAATAAGAACCCCGTTTCGCACCGCTTCCAGATACGGTTTTGACCCAGACTACGCAATAACGATTAACGATAAAGATGTAAAAAGATACCTTGATAAATACCCGCATATAGTTTTGGTTTTAGATATCCAATACCCTAACTATCAAGGGATTCATATAGCCCCCATAGAAAGAATTAGGATAGCAATTAAAACCGAAAGAGCTAAACTGCATGAATATATAAACAGGGTTGGTGACTCTATGGGTAACGCCAAATCAAGTTGGGTGTTTGATTGCCGTTGGTTCCAAAAATTAAATAAATGACACTACCCGCACAATCTTATAGCAGCCTCAAACTTTACGACCAGTGTGCGCGTAAGTATTTTCATTTGCGGGTTGCCAAGGATGTGAAGGAGCCTACGTCCCAAGCGATGTCATACGGCACGGATATGCACCAAGCAGCCGAAGACTATATGCGGGACGGCACCCCCCTCCCCTCACACTTCAAGTATGTGCAACCAATGCTGGACAAGCTGCAGCAGTTCCCCGGTGAGCGGTTGTGCGAATTCAAACTTGGGCTTACTGAGAAGCTGGAGCCGTGTGAGTTTGATGCACCCGATGTGTGGTTTCGTGGGATTATTGATCTGGCTATCCTGAACCATAAAACCGGGGAGGCCCGTATCGTAGACTACAAGACGGGTAAGTCCGCTAAGTACGCAGATACCGGGCAGCTAGAACTTATGGCGCTAGGAGTGTTTAAGCATTTCCCGACTATAACCAGCGTCAAGGCCGGGTTGCTATTTGTAGTGTGTAACGCTTTCGTCAAGGCCAAATACGATGCTACGATGCAATCCGTTCTATGGGCTAAGTGGTTGCAGCAGTATGCAAAGATTGAATCATCGTACAAGAACGATGTATGGAACCCAAACCCAAGCGGGTTATGCCGCAGACATTGCGCGGCGGTGACCTGCCCACATAACGGTGCAAACCACTAGGAGTTAATATGCCGTACACCAAAACCCCCCGCCCCTATGAACATGAGTACACAAAACAAGTAGAGCGCGGCGAACACGAAAACCGGATGGAGCGACAACGTGCCCGTCGAAAAATGGACGCGAAAGGCGTTGACAGGACAGGCAAAGACATAGATCATAAAGTCATGTTGAGCAAGGGTGGTAAGAACGCAGATGGTGTGCGGCTGGTGGCACCAAGCGTTAACCGCAGCAGGAATGGGCAGTCCGCAAAAAAGAAGTAGGTAGTCGGTGTTAAGTAGTAGGTAGAGCAAAACAGAAGGCGTGTTTTGCTCATTTTCCGTTTGTGTTGGGGACACTATGCGAATAATTGAAAACAAAGCATTACTGCTTAACCTTAGAAACCCGGAACGTGTATCCGCAGTAATACCCAAAAGCAAGATTCTGGCTGACGGGACGTTGTTGGTTAACTGGGGGCTGGACGAAGCACAAGTGTTGAAGAATCTGCGTATCCGTGATGTGCCTTCGCCCATCTTGGGGCACTACGACTGGCCGGGAATATACAAACCGTTTGCCCACCAGAAAGAAACTGCATCGTTCCTGACGCTGCACCGCCGTGCGTTCTGCCTATCGGAGCAGGGGACGGGTAAAACAGGCGGGGTTATTTGGGCAGCGGACTACCTGATGCAAACCAAACGGGTCAAGCGAGTGCTGGTGATATGCCCCCTGTCCATCATGCAAGCCGCGTGGCAAGCCGACTTGTTCAGGTTGGTGATGCATAGGACTGTAGACGTAGCCTACGGCAGCGCAGCCAAGCGAAAAGAAATTATTGAAAGCGACACAGAGTTTGTAATTATCAATTATGACGGTGTAGAGATTATGGAGCGGGAGATTGCTGCTGCTAACTTCGACATTATTGTTGTGGACGAGGCCAACGCATACAAAACGACAAAGACCAAACGGTGGAAAGCACTGAACCGGCTTCTACGCCCCGATGTATGGCTATGGCTAATGACGGGAACCCCCGCTGCACAGTCCCCTGTTGAGGCGTACGGGCTAGCCAAACTGGTAAACCCAAAAGGTGTGCCGCCGTACTTTACTTCGTTCAAAGATATGGTGATGACGAAAGTAACCCAGTTCAAGTGGGTTGCTAAACCTCATGCAGCGCAAATTGTGCACACAGTGCTACAACCCGCTATTCGCCATACAAAGAAAGAATGCTCTGATCTGCCTGATATGACGTATGTGACCCGCGATGTAGAGTTAACCCCGCAGCAGAAGAAGTTCTACAACTTACTCAAGAAACAACTAATAGTAAAAGCCGCAGGGGAAGAGGTCACCTCAGTTAACGCCGCTGTAAACCTGAACAAGCTACTGCAGATATCGTGCGGCGCAGTATATTCAGATACGGGCGAAGTGCTGATGTTTGATATAAAGAACAGGTACAAGGTGCTGCGCGAGACCATTGACCAGACCGACCACAAGGTGCTTATATTTGCGCCGTTTCGCCACATCATAGATATGCTGCGTGATGCGCTAGTGGCGGACGACTTCTCGGTGGAGGTTATCCGGGGAGATGTGTCGATGCACAAACGTGGGGATATAATCTGGAGGTTCCAAGAAGATGCCGACCCACGTATATTGATTATCCAACCGCAAGCCGCTGCGCATGGCGTAACCTTGACCGCTGCTGATACCGTAATCTGGTGGGGGCCAACACCCTCACTAGAAATATATGCACAGGCCAATGCTAGGGCACACAGGACAGGGCAGAAGAACCCGGTTACTATTGTGCGGCTCCAAGGGTCTGCTGCTGAAACACATATCTACAGACTACTAGATAGCAGAGACCACGACCACACAAAATTAGTTGACCTTTACAAAAATCTGCTTGCGTAAAGTAGCAACTACCGCTATACTGCATCCATAATAAGAAAGCAGATAGCTCTAAACCGGAGATACGCATGGAAACTCAACAGGTTACGCCACCTATTACTCCTGACACGCTTATGCGGGTCTACGCGAAGATGCGGGATAGGCTGGAGGTTTTGCAGCGAGATGTGACTGTAGTAGAAGACTCTATGAAGGCAGTCAAGTCCGCTTTGTTAGAGTATTGCAAGACCAATGGTATGGACAGTGTTCGCACTGCGTATGGTCTCGCCTACAAGACGGTACGGACTACGTACTCTACGGCAGACTGGGAAAGCTTCCATAAATTTGTGCTGGAGAACAATGCCCCCCATCTGCTGGAGAAGCGTTTGCATCAGGGGAACATGAAGGACTTCATGGCGGACAACCCGGAGTTTATACCGCCGGGGCTTAATGCATCTAACGAGTATGTAATGACAATCAAGAGGAAATAATGGACAGCCCTGACAAATACAGTACCATTGAACAGACTGCACAGCACTACCAAGTCTCGGTATCTACTGTTCGTTCGTGGATTCGCTTAAAAATAATCCCCTTCTTGAAAGTCGGAGGGGTGTATCGTATGAAGTTCTCGGAAATTGATGCTGCCTTAAGACAGCGTTCTGAGAGTACCCCTGCTGTACCCCCGCAACAGATCACTGCCATAGCTTCCCCGGCAGATGCTGTTGTTATTGACCCTGACCAAGACGTTTAACGGAGATACGCATGTCAGAAATCGCGCTGTTTGAAGGAACCCTCCCCGCCCACTTGCTTGCTGGCGTGGATGACGACACCACTGCTCTCGCCGGATCGGGTGGTGCGATGCGCCGCTTGTCCATTAAGGGCGGCGTGTTTCGTGAAACGATTGGTGGTAAAGAGTACCGCGTGAGTGAAGATCGCTTTATGAACGTAGCCGTGGTGCGCGTTGCCCCGATGAACTCCCGGCAGTTTTATCCCGGTGCATACGTTGAGGGTGAGAAGGTTGCGCCTACGTGCTGGTCTACTGACGGCACCAAGCCGGATGCCGATGTTAAGGACAGACAGGCGACTAATTGCCTGACCTGCCCCCAGAATATCAAGGGTAGTGGACAGGGCGAGTCCCGCGCTTGCAGGTTCCAGCGCCGCATGGCAGTCGTGATTGAGGGTGAGATTGAGCGCCGGGAAGTGTATCAGTTGATCTGCCCTGCTACGTCCGTGTTTGGAGATGGAGAGCGTGACAAGATGCCCTTGCAGAAGTATGCGCAGCATCTGAAGTCCCACCGCTTTCCAATTACTGGTGTGGTCACCGCGATACGGTTTGATACTGCGCAGACGCAGCCCAAGCTGGTATTCAAGGCGGTGCGTCCGTTGACTGCTGCAGAACACGCAATAGTAATGGAGTTGCGTGAATCGCCTGAAGCACTTGCCGCGATTACTCTGAATGCTGCGCAAGCAGAAGGGGTAATTGCACCCGCAGAGGGGTTGTTTGAAGCACCCACTGTACCCACTGTACCCACTGTACTTGCGGCACCTGCTAAGAAAGCAGCACCTGTTGAAGATGCCAAGATCGAAGAGCCTAAAAAGGCCGCATCCAAGAAGTCCGTACCTGAACCGAAGTTGGCAGACCTAGTAGGAGAGTGGGACGACTAACCTCCCACGATAGGTTTGTGTGAAGCCCCCGAAGTTTGGGGGCTTCTTTTCTTCGGTTTGGATATGGGCGAACAATGGACACACTAGAGTTTCTACGTGCTGTGTTGGCCGATACGGGTTTTTATTGTGTAGTCGGACTAAAGCGGGATGGCTCCGCCCCTGTCCAAAAGTTCTACCCATCAATAGAAGCGGCTGTTGAGGTTGCAACACAACTGCAGGGCAACGGATACGATGCGTACTACGCGCTGGCTACTTACACGAATGGGGATTCGCGTAGGGGCGA